TGCGAGTGGGGAAACCTATACGAAGACGAAGCAAGGGCGCATCTCGAGCTTGAATTAAATATCGATGTCGATGTGCCAGCATTCATCTATCGTGACGAGATTAAGCGCTTTGGTATCTCTCCTGACGGCATCTTGACCAAGAAGTACAGGGGCAAGTTAACCGGGTTTGAATTAAAGGCACCATTCACAACAAAAGTTTTTGTGGAGTTTGCAACCTGTGAAAAAATAAAACAGATGTACGTTGATCAATGCCAGTATTCAATGTGGGTCACGGGCTACGATCAATGGATATTCGCAAACTACGATCCGCGCATAATCAACGAAGATAAGCGCTTACACCATGTGATTATCGAGCGTGACCCGGTATACATGGCCAAGTATGATGCAGCAGAAAAAACATTCATTAGAGATATGGATATCATGCTTGATAAAATGGGCGCAGTCTTCGGTAGTCAGTGGGCTAAATAATTAATCTAACGCTGGGCAACCGGCACGCAGTTTAAATTGTTGACGCCTGGTAAAACTCAACGAGGAAAAGCGCCGCGAACCCAACTAACAAATATTTCATTTGTGTTTCTAGCGACGGGGTGAATATCTCGCACCGAACAGGCGTCAACAATTTAAAAAGGATTAACACATGATAAAGTCACTAGACCACCTGGCCGACGAGGCTAACAAAGGAAATCAGATTGAAATACTAACAGATGGTCTGTGGCGATACATACCAAAGGCCGAGCTATCAGAAATTAGCTATGTTGATTTAATAAAGATTATTGAAAATGAGCGATTACGGGTTAAGCAAATAAAAGGGTAGTAAGATGGCAACAGTTAGCGATTTAATAAAAGAGTTAAGTAAGTTTCCTGGGGACTATGTTTGCTGGGTGTATGAAGAGGGAACAGAAGGGATTGCAATAAGTAAAGATGGCGAAACTATAGATGAGACTGGTCACATTGAATTTTCATCAGATGAAGATTGCAAGACAACGTTCAACAGGGTTAAGGGGTAATAAGATGATTATAGATTTGAATTCGTCATTTAGTGTTTTACATCAACTTTCGGATTGTGTAGGAGTCGCATTTTTATTTGTGTTGGCGATCTTGGTTATTTTCGCGTTTGGGTATGGTCTTATATTATCAGCATATAAGGTCAAGGCTTGTTTAAGATTAAAGTTAAAAGGTCTTTTTAGTCAACGGGGTAAGTTATGAGTGAGTTAAAGTTACATCTTTATGATAGCCACGCTGAACGAGGAATGCCTGACTATGTTAAAAGTGAGTTTTTTGCAAAAGGCATGCAAGGAACCTTGTGTGGATACATTAGAAACACCACAAAAGACAAGGGGAATGTAACATGTAAAAACTGCAAGAGGTTAATTGTTAAACTTGAATCTTAGCACCATATAAGCTAAGATGTAGGAGCAGTTTAGTAGCTGTTTGAAAAGTTAGTTTTGGTAAAGGGTTTTTACACATGCGGCTTCGATGGGTTTTTCTCACCGAAACTACACCCTCTACTAAACGAGGTTCGCAGGTGTAAAGATCTTTTTTATTACCTTTTTTCAGGATGTAGCGCAGTCTGGTAGCGTACTCGGTTTGGAACTGAGTTGTCGTAGGTTCGAATCCTACCATCCTGACCAACCTTTTTTGTGTCTATCGTAAGTGAAATTCTTACCCTACGATGTGCTTAATGCGGCATAGGTGAAAACCCTATATAGACACAACCCCTTTCAACAGCCCTCTAGTGTGTATATACGAGTTAGTTAGAAGAAAAGGCTTAGGTTAAAATCCTAGCGTCATCCTTAACGGGGTCTGTGGTGTATCGGGTTGCACATTTCTTTTAGCTAATTCTTTTATACACACTAACAGTCTGTTTAGTTGAATGAGCTAGGCGCTTTTAATGCCTTTAAAAATACCCAACCGGTAATGCAATAGCGCTCAAAGGCTAGCTCATTCAACTAAACAGACTTATCAAACTGCCGGGTTAATCCGGTATACCGTATAACAATACCGCAAACTAGTTTATATACAATCGACCTTTGATAGGCGGGATAAACAGACTTTAGTGGTGAAATTAAAATCTAACTTCGGTTAGTGGTGCAGGTTCATAAGCCTGTTGATCATGGATTGATGAATTTATATCTGATTACTGATTGTATAACGTGAGAATAAAACAAAGATAGTACAGGGTTCATCCCAAGGCCTATCTAGTGATACTTAACTAATAAGTAAGGGTGTAACAATGAATCAGAATGAAATAAATAAGTTTTGTGAAGAATTGGAAAGCAAAGGGTTTGACATTCAACATGCCGGGCATTCAAATGTTAGCGTTAAATTAGGTGTGAGAAAGTTTTATATTCCATATACAACCGACTTAATGTCGGGGTTATGTAGAGCAATTGCAGAAGAAGCTTATTTACAAGGGTGCGGGGATGGCCAAGTAACTAAAGCGCTTGAAATAAGATCAGCCTTACTTATTGAGGATGAATCATGAGAATATTAGTTGCATGCGAGGAAAGCCAGACGGTAACAGTCGAATTAAGAAATCTAGGGCATAAAGCGTTTAGCGCTGACATTCAAGATTGCAGCGGTGGACATCCTGAATGGCACATTAAAGGAAATGTTCTTTCTATATTGAATGATGGTTGGGATATGATGATCGCGCACCCACCTTGCACTAGGCTGGCAAACTCAGGCAGGCGATGGATGCACAACCCGCCGAAAAATAAAACTATGGTGCAAATGTGGGATGAGTTTTTTAAGGGTGTCGAATTTTACAAAGCCTTTAGGGGCGCAAACATACCAAAGAAAGCAATTGAAAACCCAGTTATGCACGATCACGCAAGGGAGCTACTAGGTAAAGAAAAAAGAAACATAATCCAGCCTTGGTGGTTTGGTGATAAAGTATTTAAAGCTACAGGGTTCGAGCTTCACAACCTACCCGATTTGGTTTCTAACCCACCCGGAAACCTACCAAGCAGCAGGTTGGTTCCGCCTAAGCACGGTACAGATGAGCACAAAGAATGGTCAATAATACACAGGATGTCACCAGGGCCAGAACGAGCAAAAATGCGAAGTAAAACTTTTCCTGGGTCGGCTAAAGCAATGGCCCTGCAATGGGCAGGTCAAGCGTAAATCTAACAAGACAACAAACAAGGTGAATGGATAATGAAATTTAAAAGAGCAATGGAAATCATAGAAAGTAAAAGGGGTTTTATGGTTTCATTTGAAGAGCCAACAAACGGTGGAGTTCAATCCGATTACTTTCCTGACAAGCACGCGGGAGAAGACTTAATTAAAACCGAGACAGAAGCATGGGATCTTGCAGGAAAATTTGCCAGTCAATCTAAAGGAACTTATTACAATATATACGTTGTAGGAAATGATTTTAAGCCTGTTGACAAATCTAGTAATTCACGATCTTATAATAACTATAAGATCTGAGTTAAACAAAATGAAATCAACAATGAGAGAGGTAACGCAGAAAGAAACAACCAAGCACTTCAATATAATTTAAGGGGTAGAGTAATGATAAAAACTGAAAATTTCAATCCAGAAACAGATCCTAAATTGCTATGCACATGCGGCCATAAAAATTGTGACGAGCGCAGCGTTAAGCAATGGGTGTTAGATCAAGTTCAACTTGTGCGTAACGACTTTGGTTCTATGGTAATAACATCAGGCGGTAGATGTCCATATCACCCCGAAGAAATAAACCGGTTAAAGCCTGCTGACCACCAAAAGTGCATTGTTGTTGATGTGCGTTACAGGGGTGTTGTACAGCGTAATCAGTTGTTAGTGTTAGCTGGTAGGTATGGCGCAACTGCCGTTGCCGTTGGTGCTGGCTTTGTTCATATGGCATGGCGAGAGGTTGAAGGTAGTCGAGTTGTCAGTTGGAGTTATCTGTAATGAAGCACACATACACACCAAGAAGGGTGTCACCCATTTGCGACACATTCTTTCGAGGGTGGGTAGTGTGTGCTGTAGCATCGGTTTGCATATGGAATTCAGCAACAATGATATACAAAGCCTCAGAAATGCAATACAAACAGATTAATGATACAATTAACGTTAATCAAACATTAACTGAATACAGGAATTAAAATTATGTCGCAAGACACTAAAAAAATAGGCGGTGCCGGTGGGAGAAAAAAGAAAAGACCACCAGCAGTATCAAAAACCAAAGCAAAACCAACAACAAAGAGGTCTAGAAACAAATAATGTTTGATTGGTTTGTTCTGGTATTCTTCTTTGTGTTGTGCTTTAGTCATAACCACAAGGTGATAGGTCGAGTGTCGTTCGTGTTTTGCGCGATATACATTCTATTTGTTGATGGGCTTGATGGGTTTGCCGGGTTGAATGGACTTAGTGGCGACTACTTCTTTCATATGACAGCCCTATTGAATACATGCGTTGCTTATGTGGTTTATGGAAAGTACCGGGCGTTTGCTCTATTGTCATTTGCGTTTATACCGTTGTGCATTATTGGCTTTAAGCTGTACGACAATTATTACTCATCTGTGTTGTATGATACACTGGCAATAATAATAACTATGCTACAAGTGCTATTGCTTGGCGCCAGGGTGACGACCGATGCTATCACAATTAAAGGAACTCGCGGACGCGCTTTGGTTCGCATTCTTAATTTTGATAGCCATCAAGAAAATCCTGAAATCTCACTATACAAAGAAGAGGCAAGCCGATGATCGACGGCGCAATAGAAACAACAAAAGAGATACTAAGTAACCCCAAAGTAGTTACCGTTGTTTTAACGTCTACATTCTTCGACAGATTTTGGATGGAATGGGGAAACCCTGTATTCGATGCGCTCGCTGTAATTGGTGGTGTTGTATTGGTGTTTTCAATGTCGTATTTAAAGATTCAAGAAATAGTCAAGAATCATCGAGAGCAAAAAGAGTACGAATCAAGGAAGAAATAGCCATAACAACCAATTACAGCCCGTTTTACGGGTTTCTTTGATTTCTGGTATACTGAATAATTAATAGGTAAACATTAACTGAGAGGGTTAATTAAATGGCCGGGACAATTACAGTTAAAAGAACAAACAAAAACACCTCGATAGCCTTGAAGTCCAACACTATTAAGGTTAATAGAAAATCAAACGTAATCAAAGTGAAGCCATAAGGAGTAGTTTATGCACAACAAAAGAGGTCAAAGAGTAAAAACACACAAAGGCAAGAAGATCGTAGCGAAAAAGAAGAAAATCACCAAAAAGCCGATTAAGAAAAATCCTTATTAATCAAAGGCGAATTAAGCTTTTCTCAGTACAGATGTACAGCATCTTAACAGGTGCTTTTTTATGGTATAATGAAAATCAAATAAGGGCTAACTAAGGGTTTTATGGCTAAATCATCAACAACATTAAAAAAAGGCGACAACCTGCCGGGAAGAGGGAGGTCTGCAAAAACATTGATGTTAGAGATGTTTAAGGACGAATCTTTGCTTGAACTAAGTCACGAATCAACAAAGGAAGAGGCAGAGAAAGCATTTTTAAAGCACATAGCAATAAGGGCATTTAATCCAGAGGATAGCAATAGCGGAATGTGCTTAAGTCTTCTAGCAAACAAAGGGTGGCCCAACCTTAAGTCATCCAATGAGACAGTGGAGTTTGACTTTGATAAAGAGGCTTTGCCGCACGTACAAGCAGGACAAGTTATGTTTGCAGCTGCTAACGGTTTAATACCTCCTGATATTGCAAATACTTTCATACAGTCAATCAAAGCCATGATTGATATCGAGGAATATACCGACCTTAAAGAACGAATAGAGGCTTTAGAAAAGGCGCTTAACGGGGGTGGTGAATAATGGAATTATGTATAAATGATTTAAGGTCTAATTTTAAATACAACTCAGATACGGGCTTGTTATTCAGAAAGATCACAACATCAAGTAGAGGTGTGTCGGGTGATTTAGCGGGTCACTTAATGACTACAACAAGATACCTAGCAGTAACATATAAAAGTAAGCAATGGATGGTCCATAGGTTGGTTTGGGCTTTATATTATGGTGCGCTGCCAAAAGGGCAGATAGATCACATTAATGGTGTCAGGTCAGATAACAGAATAGAAAACCTTAGAGATGTAACTCATAGAGAAAACATGATGAATACAACGATGAGTATTAAAAACAAATCTGGCGTTATGGGCGTGTGCTGGGACGAATCAAGGGCTAGGTTTGTTAGCCATATGACAGTTAACGGTAAAACATTGTACTTAGGTAGATATAAATCATTATTTGAGGCTTGTTGTGTAAGGAAGTCAGCAGAGATTAAATATAACTTTCATCCTAACCACGGCAAGAAATCTTGAGCGCATTAAGGAAAAGGTTAGAAATACTTGAGCCTCAAATACTTTCACAGCTCGGAATGTTAGAGCACTCTGTTTACGGGATAGTTGATAGGGTAGACAAGGTTGATGGCAAGCTTGTACCTAATTGCATACGGAAGTGGAAAGGTACCATTGGTAATATGGTGGCAACGGATGAGGAAGCCACAATACTCCTAATTGAGAAATTAGAGCCTATGATACTAAAGCATAAAAAATATAAATGTATGTTTGGTGGTCGCGGTGGAACTAAGTCAAGAATGGCGCAAGATGTGACGGCTGGAGAAGTGAATAGCCAGGGATCTAAAGTTTACGTTCTACGCGAAAGAATGAAATCATTAAAAGAGTCTATCTACGCAGGCATAGAAAAAAGTATAAAAGATTTAAACTTTGCTGGCTTTCGTAGCGTACCGAGTCACTGGGAAATACGACACAAGACAGGAGGTAAATATACTTTCGGTGGCATGCAAAATATTATTGATATGAAAGGCGCATCTAACTATAAAATATTCTTAATGGAAGAGGCAGCAAAAACCAAGCAACACACTATTGATGTATTAGGCCCAACATTAAGAGATACACCCGGCGCTGAACTATGGTGGCTATGGAATCCTGAAAGCTCACAAGATCCAATGAGTAAAGAGTTTATTATTCCCTACCAATCTGATTTAGATAAATACGGACGATATGAAGATGAACACCATTTAATTATAAACATATCATACAAGGATAATCCTTGGTTTAAGTGGGATGATTCATTAACTCAAGAATTAGCTAAAGATAAAGAGAAGGTGAGAAGGGGTATTATGTCTAAATCAAGATTTCGCTGGATATGGGATGGTAAGTATTCAGATGACGTTGATTCTAGTGTAATCAAAGAGGATTGGTTTGCGGCCTGCATTGATGCTCATATCAAATTAGGAATAGAGGCTAAAGGCGCTAAGATTGCAGCATGTGATCCGTCAGACACGGGTCAGGATCCTTGTGGGTATATAGAAAGACATGGAATAGTATTTACTTGTGTTGATGAAATAGAGGCAGAGAACGGTAATAGAAAAATGGACGAGTCATGCAGGAGGGCTATTATGTTTGGTGCCGATTCGTTTGGTTATGATGCTGACGGTTTAGGTGCGACACTTAGAGATAATGTAGACCGAGCCTTTCAAGGAAAGAAAACCCTAACTTATGCTTATAAAGGCTCTAGCGGAATACATCACCCAGAGGCTTTGTTTAAGAGTGAGACTGCTATGCTCACCAATAAAAATGACAACCTTAAAAATAAAGATGTTCTGTATAACAAGAAAGCTCAAAATATAATAGGAATAGCAGAGCGAATTTTTAGAACGTATGAAGCTGTTATTGATGGAAAGTATCACGACCCAGACACATTAATAAGCTTTTGCTCTAAATCAATAAAACCTGAAATGCTTGAAAAAATTAAAGCGGAAGCCTGTAAAACACCAACCAAGCCAGCAGATACAGTTAAGTTCTATACCAAGGCTGAACTGGCAAAAGGCATACAGATGCCTGACGGTAGCAGATTGAAAATACCATCGCCTAACCTGTTTGATGCTGCGGTGCTTTCTTTCGATAAATCAAGTATAATAAACTTAAATATATCTCAATCACACAGACCCGCCCCGCGACGACCAATGGGAAGACGATAGATGCTAGAAATAAAAGAAATCATGGAAATGCATGATAAAGCTTATAACAATGGTTACGACACGAGGCTTAAAGCTGCCGATGATTCTCTTTTTGCATGGATCACCCAATGGGACGATACCTACTTAGCTGAAACTGATTTAGGTTACCGTGGAGAGTTCAATATTCTTCGTAAGGCTATGCGGCAAATCACCACTGATTTAATATCTAACCCTATTCAAGTCGACTTCGATCCCGTTGACGAAACAGACGATAGCGCCGCTGATATTATGGACGGCATGTATCGGGCTGATATGAGAAATAACACCAGCCAGGAAGCAAAGAAAAACGCTAATCAAGAGGTTATTGTCTGTGGTGTTGCTGCGTGGGAACTTAGGAATGAATGGAAAACTAACCGCGCTGGTGATGATCGTCAAATCATCAAGCGCCATCCGTTATATGAAGCCAATAACAACGTCATGTGGGATCCGAACGCCAAGCTACTCGATAAGTCCGATGCTGATTTTGTGTCTTGTTTAGTTTCTTACTCAGAAGATGGGTATAAAAAACTACATAAAGAATTAACCGGTGAAGATACCGACGTGAAGCCTAGTAATTTTTCCTACCCTGAAATTAGCTATGTTTTCCCATGGATAAGTGAAAACAATAAAATCTATGTAGCTCGTTTCTTTCATAGGGTTAAAGAGAAGGTTAAATATGAAATATTCGAGGATATGTTCGGCACTCAACGAGTAATTAAGGCGAGCGAAGTTAGAGAGCACGAGGATGATCTTGTTGATGATGGATTTAACTTTGTATCTGATAAAACAGTTGAACGATACATAGTCACTAAATACATAGCCAGCGGTGAAAGAATTCTAGAGTCTGTTGTTGTTCCCGGTGAACATATTCCTGTTATCCCTCAATATGGCGAAAGGGCATTTGTTGAAGGTGAAGAGCATTATGAAGGAATTGTACGTTTAGCCAAAGATCCGCAAAGGCTTCGTAATTTCCAAATGTCTTACCTTGCTGACATTGTTAGCCGTAGCCCAAGGGAAAAACCCATCTTTACCCAGGAGCAAATTCAAGGGTACGAAGATATGTATGAGGCACCAGGGCCAGACAATAACTTCCCGTATATGAAGCAAAACGCCTTTGGTGCCAATGGAGAGCCTTTACCTGTTGGACCAGTTGGATATATTAAAGCTCCAGAAGTCCCACCGGCCTTAACTCAGTCAATGGCTGAAACAAGAGCGGCAGTGGATGATGTAGCGGGTGCAGGGTTACCGGCAGACATAACTGATATTGATTTATCAGGAAAAGCCTTAAACGCACTTAATAAGCGTTTAGATATGCAGTCTTATACCTATCAAGATAATCATAAATTTGCTATGCGCCGTGACGGTGAGATTTACGCATCAATGGCGAGAGACGTACATGATACTCAGCAAGAAATTGTCTTAGTAAAATTGGACGGTAGCAAGTCAAAAGAGACAATCAACCAAGCATCAATGAACTTTGAAACAATGGAGCCAGAAATTAAAAACGATATGGCTAACATGATATTTGATGTGTATGCGGATGTTGGTCCCGCCTTTGAGTCTGTCAAGGCGCAGAACAAAGAGGAAATTAAAGAGTTGTTATCTAGCGGGCAATTAGCGCCAGATGACCACGCTATTTTAATGGCTGAATACATGACTATGATCGA